GGTGGGGTCGTACGGGGCGGTCAACGTGATGTTGTCAGCAGTACGGGGTCCCACAACGTGGTAAAGGCGGTTGCCTGTACCGTTAGCGTAGGTGCTGCTGTCGGAGGAATCGTTGATTCCACTGAATTGGGTGAAAACCGAAACGAAAGTCGCGGCAGGCGCTCCTGCATTAGAGAGCGCGGTAAAGCTCACTTCGTATTGAGCTTTTGTTAACGGACGAAGAATAGCCATGGTAACACCTCCTTATTTTCCTTCCTAATCAGGACAGGATGTCGGTAACCATAGCTCCCGATCCGATCAGGCCAGTTGCACCCAGGCCCACGAGGTTAACAACACGCTCAACAGTGATTTCAGCGCGAACAACGCGACGCTCACGAATGTAGTACTCAGGGCGAACGGCAGGGGTGCCAGTCAGCTGATAAGTGTAAGCGAAGGCGGGGGTAGCAGCGTTAGCGCCGCCGGCAGGCATGACGGAATCGGAAGGACCGTTCGGGCTGTAGAACAGCAGGATGCCGTTCTCAGGGAACACAGGCTGCAGGCTACCGTCGGTGGCCAGATAACGACCCTCAGCCACACGCAGACCACGCTCGAGACCGAAGTAACGGGCCAGCATGTCGGTGTCGATGCTGTCAGCGGTGGTGTACTTGATACGCTCAAGGATCGCCTGGTTGGTCAGCAGCTGGTCAAACACAGCAGTACCAACAACCATCGAGTTCGGACGAATACCAATCTGGTTAGCGACAGAGCGCTTCAGGGTCAGAACATCTTCGATCGGGTTGGAGGTCAGGGAGGACCAAGCAGAGGGGCCAGCAGCGGTGGTGTAGGCAGCGGAGAAGGTGCTCCAGCTGGTGAAGCCCAGACCGTCTTGAGTGCCAGCGCCGGTGTTCGGCTCGTAAGGGTTGTAGGTACCGGTTACGGTAACAGCCTGAGAAACGGTGTACTCATATGCGTTCATCAGGCGGGACATTGCGTTGCGAGTTTCGATCGCACGCAGGTCAACCTGAGCGGGGCCTTCGCCAGCGTTCTCGATGACTTCTTCCGGCAGTTCCCAAGCCACGACTTCTTGCTCGAGAGCATAGGGCTCCGAGTCATAGCGGCTTTGAACGTAAGGAATATTGGTGCCATACGCACGACGGAAGTCGTTGATGGCAAACTGCTCTTTGCCGAAGCGCAGAATGCGGCCAGCACGAGTGGGGGTGTCGACGACGGGAGCGATAAAGTTCGCAATGTTAGTCGCCGGCAGCATGAAACCTTGGGCAAGTGTAGTCAGAATCGGATCTACACCTGCGTAGGTTTGTTGCAGGTTCATCATGGGAGGGAGTCTCCGTAATCTTTGTCTTCAAATGTGTGCACACAGGGCTGGGGCTTATACCTTGCGGATGCCCAGCCAAATGTAAATAGCCAGATTAAGAATCAGGCGAAGGATACCAGTACCAGACGGCGACCGCCGATGTTCACGTTCTCGCGGATCAGAGGAGTGGTGCCATCGAGCAGGACCGAAGTGCCAGCGGCAGTGGCTTGGCCCAAGCCATTGATTTGCAGAGCAGTGTTCAGGCCGATCACAGCGGAAACGGGATCAACTTCAACCAGCAGCAGACCAGAGGTAGCCACGGTCAGCTGACGAGCGGTGTAAGGCTGAGCCAGAGCGGTAGGCATGTAAGCCTGGTTGATACCGCAGATAGTGGTAACAGGACCAGTGAAATAAACTGGGGGAGCAGCCACGTTGGGGCCAGCCCAAGTAGCGTAAGAAACAGCGCGAAGTTCGCCGACTTCAACCACACCGGGGTTACCGGCTTGGTCATCGACGGCAGCTTCCCAGGTCTCAGCGTAACGGATGTATTGACGGCCATAAATAGGGCCTGCATTTGTACTCATGTTTTTATCCTGTAATAATGGACTTCAAGTATTTGGGTGTTTTGCCCGAATGTGACGTTCCATGTTGGAGTTCAACGTGGTAATAAGGTCACAATGGGGGCATTTACCTTTTGGAACGTTTATTCGTCCCACCGGTAGTTTTCCAGGAACGTAGCCCTCGCCGGGGCACGTATGAGACCTTTTGTTGTTTAGCCCGTTGTTCCAGTAAGGCATTGACCCAGCAACTGAGCCACCTTTTGCCTTACTTTCTTTGCTTTGTTTTGCCCCGTTCTCTCTTGCGATTTGTGATCGCTCTTCGAACGGCCTTGAGTTGTACTCTTGAATGTTTTGAACAGCTGCCGGTAAGAACTTTTCACTTAGTTGTTGCCCTTGCTTAGCCGCTTCCCGTCGGGCTTGTTCAACCGTCCAGTCCCCGGATAAAACATTGGCCGCACAACAATCGTAATAGTCCCCTGTCTCCTTGTATCTAAGTCGGTGCATAAAAGCGTGCATCGCTTTATTCACTCTCACCAGATTACTCGGGTCGTCAGTCCCGCCAGCGTGTTTTGGGACGAGGTGATGTGTGTGGTAGTTGATTTTCATACCGCTATTTTACCCTAACAGCAACCTAACGGTATTCTACGCCACATCTGCATCGGTCGTAACAACGACAACCTTTGCCAGGCATCGGCAATTCACCGATTGGTGCCCATCCTTGCTCACCGTAGCTCTTGCAGTCAATGCAAGTTTTCTTGTCCATTCGGGACACTCTTCGCATTTCTCTGAAGCCCAGGTCCTGGGCTACCATATACTCACCGAGCGTGAAAAAAGAAAAAGTAGGAGTCGCAAGATAGCGAGATACTCTCCCTGCTAGGGAAGGCCAAGTTCGACCTTGTGCTCGTTGCTGCTTTGCTTCAAGAGTTCCAGCCTCTTCGGGATTTACACCCTCGATCACGTCAGCATCGAGATCAATTGCTCCGGGGACCGCACCGAGCAGATCATAATCTGCAAAGTCAACGGTTTGATCGCCTAAGCGTAACACACCAGAGTCAATGTATTCCTTGGTCTCTGCCAAGAACTTTGTAAGAGGTGGGAGCATGTCGCCCACGATAATGGGCCAACACTTTTCCAACTTCTGATCGGTTGCTTTGTCTTTGAGGCCCAGGATGCAAGCTGCGAGGGCGGAAACAAGCGTTTTGTCAAGCATTGTTCGCTCGTACTCGTTCCACTTCATCAGCTTATCCCGGAGCCCCTTCACGAGGCCAAGGGACTCTGCCTTCATCCGTTCTTCCAGATTGGGCTGCGATTTGTATTTTTTCGCCAGAGTTTTGGCCTGTGAGAAATAGTCGGATCTCCGCTTGGCAGCCATTCCGACCATCGAGAGGAGATCCATACTAACCTCAGCTAAACATTGTCTTCTTAAGGGCCTCGACGTAATCAATGGCACCTTCGGATTCTTCAACCATACGGAGAGCCTTGGCGTGAGGGTCCAGATCCTCTTCTGCGTACTGGAAGGTTCCACCGGCAACTTCACCGAAGGAAACCATCGGAGGCAGCTTGCTCAGAAGAGACAGAAGCTTGGTAGCGGCAGTTTCGCCCTCGGAGAATTCCAGGGTTCCAAACTCCAGACCCTCAACGTAGGAAACCAGTTCCTGCTCAGGCATGATGCCGTCGGTCAGACGACCTTCAGTATAGAGGTGTCCAATGGCCTCGGACATCTGCATGCGACGGAAGTTCATCTTCTCCTCACGATGCTTGCGCTCGAGCTCAGCATACTTGTTCTTCAGAGACATCAGCTCTTCGTACATTTGCTGAGGAAAGCCAACGGCACGGGCTTGACCCATCGAGCCCATGCCGTACTCCATGCCACAATGGTCGGTAGAGTACTCACCGTAGGACTCTTCGCCTTCTTCAACACCGTCATCGCCTTCACCTTCTTCGTAGGTGGAACCGAATCCGGTCTTGGTGTAGGGATCTTTCTTCTCACCGTGCTCTTCAGCATAGACGCCGCCAGATTTCTTCGAAACTTCGGCAGGGTCGGTCAGGGAGTCCTGGGCACCAGGAGTCAGTTGCTTGGCCTTAGACTTCTTGCCGTCACCGATGTTTTCGCGCAGGCTCTCGAGAGAGGCTTCGCCATAAACACCGCTGGGGCCGGTGATCTGATTAGGATCGTCGATGCTGTCCTGAGCACCGGGAGTCAACTGCTTAGACTTGGCCTTGGGCTCACCCTTGTAAGACTCAGCGTAAGCGCCGTCAGGGCCAACGATTTGACCGGGGTCATCTGTGGTATCCATAGCGCCAGGAGTCAGTTGCTTGCTCTTGGACTTCTTACCGTCACCGATCTCCTCACGGAGAGTTTCCAGGCTGGCTTCACCAGAAATGTTACCGGTCTCGTATTCAGCGTGCTCAACCATCTTGCTACCCTTCATGGACTTGCGAGCGGTGGTTACACCGTCTTCGCCAGTCATTTCATCAGCTTGAGGCTCAGCGTAGAGCAGATTGTGAGTTCCCACAGACTTAGCGCGGGCATCGGAGCTCTTTTGACGCAGAACACGCATGTTCTTATCGGACATAACGTTGGTCATGCCGACAGCAAACACTTCGTCATCCGGCATTTCTTCCGACTCGGTCGGCATCTTGGTCTCGGTCTCATCACGACCGTAGGGGTCAGTGCCGTCAGAAACTTTGGGAGCGTTTACGCCGTAGCTCTTAGCATCTACGTCGTACTGGTCCATGTTGTTAACACGTTCGTAGTTGTCAGCCTGTCCAGCCCAACGCTCAGCACCATCAGAAGCCATCTCGGGATCCTTAGCAGTGTGCATGCGATCTTCATCTTGCTCACCGCTTTCAGCAGTGTGCATGCGATCGGTATCTTGTTCGCTGCTCTTAGCGGTCTTGAAGCGACCTGTTTCCGCGCCTGCGCCGGCTTTTCCAGTTCGCATTCGATCCACGTAACCATTCTCGGAGGAGCGAGCGGTTTCGTAACGGCCAGTGGGATCCTCTTCGTAATCCATCTCAGCGTGGTCCTCAGCAAAGTGTCCTTGCTTTTTCACTTGCTCGGAGCGGGCTTTGAGGGCCGGAGGGAGTTCTTTGTGATCTTCTGACAGTTTTTTGTCCTTCATTTTCATAAGTTCTTTGGTCTCATGGGCTTCACCCTTGTGACCTTCTTTCTTTTGGCGCTTGGCCTCGAAACCGCGATCAGCAGCTTCTTTGCGCTCGGCGGTCGATTCTTTGTGAGCTTCGTCGTAGACATTCTCTACAACTTGCATGACTTGGCCGTGGGCACCTTTAGCGTGCTTCCGGCTGATTTTTCCTTGGTCCATAAATTCCTCTTCCGGAAATTGAGTTTCGAGGTCAGCCGTCTGCTGAGCGATTTCAGTTCCTTCGCGACCCACGTGTTTGCTGGTTTCTTTAAATTGAGGTGCGTCTGGGTTTGCCATCTGCCCAAGTTCGGGCTGCTCCGTCACAGACGAAGCGGAGGCATCCATCAACTCCTCGGTAGGTTGTGATTGTTGATTGCCTTGTAGTTCTTTTACCGCACCCGAAACGTCCTCTCGAACAGCTTCAAGTTTCTCTCGGAGCATTTCAAGGGGGCTTTTCTCGACAATGAGTGTCGGTCCAAGTTCCTCATCAAAGATATCCGATGGGGACAGAGCTACGGCAAAATCGTAGACTCCTTCCGCCTCCGAAAAGGAGAAGGGTTCCAAACCTTTTACCGCCGGGGGAGAGGCCCCCAGCAAGGCCAGGTGTCGGGCACTCCATTTACCCTTGTGAGGGTTAATGGCAGAGTCTGGGGAATAGAATGAGATAGATACCTTACGGTAGTGCCCATCTTTCACCAGATCTTTGGCCGTGTCCGTAAAAGCCACGTCGGCATATAAATTGCCCCCCTGTTTGGCGAATCCTTTGATCCAACCATATGCGGGAAGGCTGTCATTGTCACCAGCGTGACCGATTACGAGGGGTGCCTCATGTATCGACGGGTCGTAGTTATCAACTACCTGCTGAAGGTCCTTGTCAGAGAAGTTTCTCTGAACACCTTGGGCAGACGTTTGATCTCCCGCCTTGAATACGTGGATGCGTTTTGTAAACACCTTGTTATTTAGTGACCCATTGTTCAGTTTTACCCTATTTACGATCCATCTCTACTGCTTCATCTTCTGTAATGCCCTGATTGCCGAAAGGTTTCTTCGGGGTCTCTTCCTCGTCACCTTCACCGATACTTTCCTCGGGTTCGTTGTCCCAGAGATCAGCAAGTTCTTGATCGAGTTCCATTTCTTGTGGAGTAGTCTCTCCGGTGTCACCCACAAGCTCATTGGTAAGTTCTTCTGCGGAAGGACTGTTAATTGCATCTGCTTGGGACTCCTCCGGAGTTGCACCTGGAGGAGACGCCATCTCTCCTGCAGCTGCCTCCAAGTCAGTGGTGGCGGCTTGTTGTTGTCCCTGCGTTGGCTGAGCCTCACCACCGAAGATAGATCCAAACAAGTCTTGATCTTGCTGTGGATCGAAGGTTGTGGATTCTGTTTCTTCCTCTTTCTTGCTCTTTTCTTCAAGTTCCACACGGAAGTGGCGTTCGATCCACTCCTTGCGCGGGGTGTAACCCGACTGAATTAAGAGGGAAACATCAGGCATTGTGAGCGGAGACTCCTCAATGCGGAACTCACGAGTGAGAACTGGAGCGGCAACGTCTGTCCCGAAGTTGAGATCAACAATCCAGCGAACAAGGGTTTGCGTGAGGGTTTGCGACAGCATCTCAGAGATTTCGCTGGCACGCACTACGCGGATCGTATTGGCAACTTGCGACGATGCTCGGGAGCCCGCCTCGGCTTGACCCGCCTCATCCTCACCGCAAATAACGAGGGAAATTTCCTTGTCAATGTATTCGATGAGGTTCTTGAAAACTTCAGGGGATCCGGACGGAACGACAAATTCAAGCTCGTAACCCTCCGGAAGAATCATTGCTGTTTCTTGCGAAAGGTTGGAGAGGTGTCCGTAAAGTGTGTCCAACTCTCGCGTGCTTGCGGAGAGCGGAGCCTTTGCAACAGCTGTTGGCGTAGCGTAGCGGTCACCGTAGAGTACGTATGACTCGATGGCGCGACGGCGAAACTTGACAAGTGGGTAAAGGATTCGACCCAACGCAGAGCCATACGGGTCGCCATTGTGCGAAACATAATATCGGGAAACAATGAATTTACGTTGAGGGAGCTCTACACCTTCAAACATACGGTTAAAAGTTAGGCAGCGCATTGTAAATCCATTTACTGCGTCCTGCTCTTCTTGGAAAACAAAACGGCGTTGGTCCCGCATTCGTACATCGAACGGGATTACACCTCTTTTTGTTTTCTTCCACATGATCTCTCCTACGGAGAAACCAGTGATCATTGCTTCTGCCATGCCGATGTAGATGTCGTCAAGTGGCATCTCTTCCAAGACCTCGGCAACAAAGTCGCGAACTGCAAGGTCTCCGGGCTTATCCGAATATTGTTGAACGTACCACGGCCTTGAAGTTACTTCTTGAAGAAGTTTTCGAAACGAAGCCTGGACTGATTCGTCGTAAAGAAGGCGTTGATATACGATTAAGGCGCGATTGCCACCCTTGGCAATAAGCAAATCATCATTGGGTCGGACAATTGTATTTCCTGCACCCGTAAAGGGTGAGGAACTTCCGAACATGTACAAACTTGAAAGGTTGTACGGGTCAGAAGTATATCTTGCTACCTCCCCACTAGGGACTGGAGCAGTTTTGAATCTGGACGCCATTTACTTTGCTCCGAATAACCAAGTCATGGGAAGTCTGCCTCTGACCCAACCCTCACCGGGGCAAGTTTTCGATCGTGTTGCTTTTTTACCGTCATTCCACCAGACGTTACCAGTTCCTGATGAACTTTGACGTTCCGCTGTTTTTTCTACTTGTACTCGCCCAAGGACCCAACCCTCAAAAGGAGGGTATGCACCGAATCGATTTTCGATGCCGTTGTTCCACCACTTACCGAGGCGCCCTCGCACCCACCCTTCTCCAGGGCATTCGAATACTTTTACTTGCTCTACGCCGTTATTCCACCAGCAGGTACCTTCTTGAGAAGGAGGTTCGGTAGCATTCGGGTTGGAGTTATAGCACCAGGCAGTCCCGTAGTAAAAGTCCAGATAATACTGTTCCTCGCTACGGTCGTTTAGACCATCGTCCTCCCCTGCAATCCAGTAAAAGTTCTCCGGATCTTTACAAAGAGCACGATGAAACTCTGGATTCATGTCGGAGTTATGGTGCTCCCTGCACCTCCGCTCAAAGTCGGTTGTACTCCCAACCTGGAACTTCTTGTTGGTTAAATTTATCGCAGCGTAGGTAATCACACGGCAACAGCGTTTATAACTTATTTTACCCCGTTACCAGTCTTCGTAAATCGCGCAGCGATTTAGTTGGCCAAAGTGTAATTCAAAGGTGCCTGTGTGGCCCCATTGACTGCGTAGTTAATCACAACTTTATACACTCCGTCTTCCCCTTCTGATATCCAGTCCCCTTGCACACTCAATTCGCTTAGACCTTCAACGTTTTGCAAAATACTATATTGAATTGCCGAGTTAATTTGGCCTGGATCGAGAACTTCTAACACGTAATCCCCAATACCATAACTCGCCCTCATTACTCTCTCGTAATATCTTGTTTCTAACACGCTTCGAATTTGCTGAGTAACCAGATCGTAATCAGTGCTTGTTGCAAGGTTTCCATTAGTGACGGTAAGAGGGTATGTTAATCCTCTTACCGACGGTGACATTATAGTTACCTCGTTCATCGAATGTATCTCCGTGAGATTTGAAACTCTAGTGCATTTACTCGCTTACGAACTTCCTCTTTGGGTAGTTCTCCTTCGATGACTCTGCGAATTTCCTTACGCAAAGTCTCTAAACTTAAGGACTCATAATAACTTGGGTCGATCAGACCCCCTTCGTCGTTTTCTCCCGAAAGAAGTGAGAGGCAGAGTGCTTCCAAGGAAACACCCTGCTTTTTTGCTTTTTCTTCGAGGGTAGAGAGAAGGGAGTCGGGAATTTGTAGATTTAAATCCCGGTACATTTGACTCCCTAGTAAAATCACTGACCCAGACCTTGGATGTCGAGTTCGTTCTGCATTTGACCGATGGCCACACGAATGAGGTCGATCTGAATGCGCTCGAGTGTCGGAACCGGAGTTACAAACACCTTGGCATTGACAATACCGTTCTCGAGGTCTTCGGGCAGGTTGATGCGAGGATCGCA